GTACCCGGCGTCCCTTGGTCGCCCTTTTGGCCGTCTTTACCGTCGGTACCCGGCGTCCCTTGGTCGCCCTTTTGGCCGTCTTTACCGTCGGTACCCGGCGTCCCCTCTTGTAGTTTTAATTCGTCGACTTTATTATCAATATCACAAACCAATTGGTGGACATCCAAAATGCCAGTCTGGGTGGCAATAACTTCATCTAGGACTTGGCCAAAATCTTCGCCAGTAGGGGGTGGATTTCCTCCTACCTCTCTTTGATACCGGGATTGAGGCGATAAACCTTTCAACCCGTCCCATATTTTTCGGGGGAACGAAGATAATCCACCTAGCATTTTATTCCCTTATCCGGCAAGGAAGTCCAGAAGGTATCGCCAAAATCTGTGGTGTCCAATTTAAAATCAACTCACCCTCGAATTCCAAATTAACCGTATAATTATCAAATGAATCCTCGATCACAGGATTGGTCGTAGTCGTAATGATACCCCGCCAATAACGAGTTTCCCAATCTATCAAACCGATCTCTACGCCAAGATGGTCGTTTAAGAAATCCAATAAATCTTGAACTTCCGTTTGTTTTAAACCCGTAAAAGTCAGAGCCAATGTCTGTGTCTTAGGCCACATCGGATTTGCATAAACTATTAAACTCCCGCCGCGAGTTTCTCTATTTACTCGGTTGAAAGTCAATTTATCTTTATTCCCAAACTCTGGTGCCCGCAAAGTTATCCAATCGGTGACTGTTCCCGTTGATGGCCACACGAATTGGAAAGGTGCAGTAACAGTAAGATTAGTACCAGTCAATATACTATTTGGAGGTGTAGGGTTATCTGTCGAACCAAACCCGAGGAATGGATGGTATTGTTTACCTAGTTTCTTATCACTTTCTGAATAAATAGTACAGGATTGTTGCAAACCTAATGCATGTTCTATTGTTAAAGGAAAAATTCCAAGAGCGATTACTGACTGAACAAAACCAAGTTCATGTTCAATTGTCGCACCGTATCCAGTCTTTATATTCTGAATCAAATCTAACTCAGTCTCTACAACTGTTGATTGCCCCATCACATCTACTAAATCAAGAGTATGTTCAACTGTGAAATCATATTGAACTACAGTACAAGTTGCCTCCGACAATAATCCAGGATAAGAACCATACTCAAATTCTAATACATTTTCTACTGTTTCAATAATCGTCCCAAATACTTCTGTTGCATCAGAAATAAAATCTATATGATGAATGATCTGAATATCATACGTAATTGCACTTAAATCTTTGCTTAAAACTTCGACATATTCTCTAGTAACCCGCGTAGGACCGGGAGGATGAAAAAGAATATCAACATATTGTCGAGTTACACGAGCCGATCCTGCACCAGACCCGAGTACATCAGTATATTCTCTTGTTACAACAAGTGAACCTGGCATATTATGGGACCTTTATTCCGAATTGTGCCGCGTTTAATCCTGTTAAATCCCACGCCAGCGATGCAGAATCGGGGTCAGTTTCCAAAATCCTCGAACGTGTTACGTAATTCGTCGATCCAATTGCTTGTGTACTCCCATCATTTGTCGTAGTACCAGATTTACAGACAGTTTTTATACCGTAACTAGTAGCATCTGTTTCTCGGCAATCGGCATTTATCATAATTCCCTTTATATCGCCCGCGATGCTTGCGTCACTAAAATTAAATAGATCATAATGTCCAGATGTAGATGACTCCAAATAATCTGTGTCATCGGTGCAGACTGGATCATCGACACAAGTATAGTGATCTACTGCCGCACTGGGAGTAAAATCTAACTGAGCAGTATCGGGTGTTTCTGGAAGAATAGTAGTGACAACCATATTTCCCAGGAAATCATCGTTGGCCGCACCGGTAATTCCACTATCTACACCGTCCAAACAATATAGATCGTCAAAATAGGGCATATATACTTCATTTGTATGTGTACCAGTCAACCGGAATGTAGTATGATAGTCATTGCTCCCAGCTTTTGTCGTCCCGACGCCCGTACCACACGGAACATCAACACCTCCTATATGGACCTCCCAAGTACCGGTAGTAGTAGCACACACCACTTTAAATTCCATGTAATGCCAAGCACCAGCAGTAAACACACCGCCCGCAGATGTACCTAATAAAGTGGCACCACAATAAACAGCAATTTCGCCCCCGGATGTTAATCTAAAATTAACTCCCAATGTTGTGCCGTCGTAAAAATTTAAAAAACGTAAATCATTCCCAGTTGGAAGGGAGTCAAATTTTAAAGCGCAGCCTACGATCAATGTCGCGTCCGTCGTTAAAGGACCGGGGGATAAATATTGAGTATCGTCGTAACCTATCCTTAGAGAATAGCCACCCAGACGACCGGATTCTACAAGTACATACCCCGTCTGAGTAATATTTGATACTAAGTACTTCCGTCCAAGAATACCAGTTGGCACGATTGTAGAACCCGTAGTAGTACCATAGTTATCAAAACTGTCAATCCAGAGAAGCATAGTTCACCTCAAATCAACCGCTGATAATATAAGTAAGACGGATAACAGTGCCATTCGCTACCGGATAAACTGCTCCGAAGATTGCTGTGGCCCACAATGTTCCGGCCTCTCCACTTAATGCAGAACCACTGGTAACAAATAACCCGCGAAGATTACCCGCAGAACTAATGGTAATATCAATAGGTGAAGAATTGGTAATAGCACGACTCGCAGCAGCATCCATCGCCCACGTAGGACGAACTCCACCAGCATATAGGATAAATTCAATCCAACCGGCGTGATTTGTCATCACATCAGCAGGATCGAGTGCGGTATAACTTAGATTATCAATTATCCCGAGATACCACGGCGTAAGTTTGGTTCCATTATGAAAACCAACGTCCAATAAATATTCAATACCTTCATCCACAATTCCATTTGGACACATAAAATCGTGATCGACTTTACCATCATTGATAATTTGGATATGCCACATTCCACGTACATCTAATTTACTCAGTTGTTTCATTTTGTTATCCTCTTATTTTAGACGTGCCTCGCCGTTGTTCGCGGTTGATCGCCTTGATTACTTCGCGTGCTGTTTCTTGCGGTTGTGCCGCACCATTGACATTTATATTAACATCCCCGGAAATACCTGTATTAGATACTGAACCTCCTTGAGAAAAATGCGGGGTTAAACCAGAATTTATTGCTGTAAGTTGTGTAAACCATTTCTTTGTGGCGGCAGCATTAACTACAAATTCATTTGGACTAAGCATGGCAGGAATTGTATCAGTTACCGCCCCACCTAACATAGTATTACCCCCACCAGTTGGAGTCCCGGCACCAGAACTACCGCCAAATCCTGTTGCATCCCCGCCCAATAAAGTATGCCCACCTCCTACTACCAAACCACCAGACGCAAAATATGGATTAGTAATTACTGATCCGCCGCCGCCCGTATCGGGGGATGATAAAGCCGGTGTATTAAATCCCCCGTCTCCACCACCTCCACTAGCTGCACTATTTGCACTAGCAGAAGCAGCAGCCGCTTGTGCAGCCGCAGAAGCTACATTCAACCAATGTTCCGCAAGTGATTCTGTCTTACCTATTGCATCGGTAATGGCAGTTATTTGTTGGTCAATTGGTTGGATGACTTTATCAGCAGCCGCTTTTACATCATCTGTAGTGTCGGCTTGCTTTTTAGTATCCTCATCAGCCTTTTTAATTGCTGCATCATTTTCAACCTGTTTTTTCACCAACGCATCAACGGCATTTACTTGATTCTGAAATTGTGTGGCTACTCCTGACACATCAGTTTTACCTACACCATTTACAACTGCGTCAGTTTCTTTTACTTTAGCAATCAATTGATTCAAAGCATCAATGTCTTTTTGTTGCCAATGTCCAGCAGTATCCGATAGTTCCTTGAATTTGTCTTCAAGGGCATTTAATGCGGCCCGAGCCTGAATCAACGCTTCACTATCCGTATTAAGTTGGTGTGTATCACCAATTGTCGATTTATTCGCAGCGATTGAGGTATTTAATTCATTCACAAGTGTCTTTTGATCGGCAGCTATATTGTCTAAAGTGCCTTTTTGTTTAATGAGAAGGTCTTGTTGTTTTTGATATTCTTGTGTGACACCTATCGCGGACCCCTGACGTTGAACATCTGTCCCTGAACCCTGTCTAATTTCCGCAGGGATCAATAAAGTCATTTTATCAGCCTGTGCTTGTAAAGCACTAAGAGCAGTTGCTAAAGCAGACGGCATAATAGTAATATTCTGAATGTCAATACTATTCAATGCACGATCCGCGTCCCGTTTAAGTTTATCGAAAACTTTAGGATCAGCCATGAAACCACCAGAAACAGCATCACTGATAGCCGACTTTGTTTTAGCTGCATAATCAGCCGTCAACTTTTGAAGATCGGCCATATCCTTAGCAAGTGCATTTTTACCTTTATCACCCGCCGCTTCGTCCTTGGCAATGGCTTTATATTTGTCTTGAATCTCAAGTCCAAGTTTCTCAAGTTCTTCATTATTCTTGGCGAGAGACGCACTTCGATCCTCAAGGTCTTTTGCAATCTTGCCGGATAGAATATTTTGATTGTTTAATGACTGATAATGTTGAGTATCCAAATGAGTCAATAACTCAAATGCCTTAGTTTGTTCCCAAGAATCATTATCTGACTTGGCCAACTGTTCAGCCGTCTTAGCAGCAGCATCGGCACGTTGCCACATTTCATCAGCAGCAGCCTTTTGTGCCGGGTCTTTTGCTTCTGCTGTTAATTTAGCAGCAGCCTTCGCTAATTCGTTAGCATGATCTACGTATGCCTGAAATTGTTGGTTCGTATCACCACCAAACACAAACAAATTACGTTCAAAATTCCGGTCGGACTGTTTAGCCATCAGGTCACCAATTTTCTTAGTATTGGATTCCTGACTAGAATACTCTGATTCAGACAAACTTTTCAATTCATTAGACAGACTTTTTCTGGCAGACGCCATATTGCTGAATGAAGTAGTCGCAGATTTCTCCATCTGTTTCATCGACGTTTCAAAATTAGCCACATCCTGTATATAAATTTTGTCAGCTTCCAATAATCCTTGACGCAGTAATTGCATCTTTGTATTTAGGAGATTTATCTCAAGTTGTTCTTTTACAGTTGCCGCCCTTTTATTACTTTCTAATTCTTCATTTGTAGTGACAGTAAGTTTATCGGCGGCAGCACGGGAAGCAGCATTGATACTCTCTCCAATAGTTTGACCAAGTGCCATCGCCATTGGTGCAAGAGCCAATAAACTAACTAAACCCATCTTCAATGAACCAACACCTTGAGTAGCCGCGAAAGATTCAACTTTTAATACAACTAAACCAGCAGCGATAGCCCCGAGTCCGGCCACGAAATAAGGAATCTGATCCGCAAATGAAGTCAATATATTTCCAAGGACAGCACCACCTGATGTACCCGTGATCTGTCCAATCAGAGTCATTAAAGTAGAAAGTTGTCTAGTTAAATCTGCACCAACATCAACAGTCAAAGCATTTTTAACTTTGTTTATTTCCGTAGTCAATTGTTCAGCAGAAGTTGCGGCTAATTCCATTTCCTTCTGTTTTAATAAATCCGAAGGAAGATTTTGGATTTTTTCTAACGCACTTCTGTATGCGTCGGCCCCTGATTCAGCTAAACGTGCTCCACCCGCGAATCCACGGACATTAGGCATCAATTTCTGCATTTCTTCGGCAGCCCCGCCCGTAGTTTCCATCAACTTTTGAACGGCACCTTGAAGACCAAAGGTTGCAATTGCCGCAGGGCCGGATGAAACTCCGATCTCAGTGAAAGCTGCTTTCATATCCTGAGACGGTTTTAGTAAAGCAGTCAATACACCACGCAATTGCGTTGCAGCCTCCGTAGATTTTACACCGCCAATACTCAACGAAACCATCGCAGCATCAAGTTCTTCAATACTGACGCCACTTAAATGTGCAATCGTTTGTACGCGGCCTAAAGCTGTGGCCAAGTCTGCTGTACGGACACGACCCAAGGATACTGTCTCAAAGAATTGGCCCGCACGTAAAGCGGCCATATCAGAAGATTCACCATACGCATTTAATGTACCGGTCAAAATATTAACCGATGTATCAAGACCTTGATTTGTAACCTTAGCCAATTCATTGGCAGCAGTCATAATATTAGTCTGATCTGCAACAGTGGTAAACTGTGCAGATAGAATCTGATATTGTGCTTCTGCGACCTTTAGAATAGGTTGATTGAAAGAATCCGACATTTGCCGGACACTAGCAGAAATTTCATCAAATTTTCGACTAGGATCAATCGCGGCAATTTCACTGATTGTCTTAGAATATTCAATGAATGATTTGGTTGCGAATTCTAACGCATCACGAATTTCATTGATCCCACGGATCAATGCTTGTGTTTGAATAACCCTTCCAAACGTTTGCCATGATAATGTTATGGAATCACCAGCTTTTTTACCCGCATTACCAGCACTCGTCATGGCGGTCTCAACTTTCCCTGCCGCATCTGCCATTCCTAGCATCGAATTTATGTTCTGGCCGCCAGCAGTTGGAATAGCTATACCACTACCTGAACCTACACCAAGATTGGCGAGAGACGCCTGAGCCTTCTGTACTCCAAGAAGATCATTGATAGTCTGTTGGGCAGATGCACTTATTTTAGCCAGAGTGGCTGGAATCGTGGCACCCTTAGTATTAAATGAATCAAGAGACGAACCTAGCGACTGAAATGCAGTCGCATTCTTCGCAAGTGCAGCGTCCAATATCTCCAATTGCGATAACGCACCAGATATATCGAACCCTAATACTGATTTAATCTCGTCAGCCATGTTAAATGGTCACACTTCGTATAAATTTACTGATGTCAGGTAATTCTACACCCGCCGCATACATACTAAACGCCGTATCACCTCTTGCCTGAAAGTGATATGGCCCCGGTTGATGTAAATGAAAACCCCATTGGGTGGCATCAAAATTTTCATTCACTATCAAATGGGCTAAAGTTGTTACATAACTAAAAATATACTGACCGGTACTTAGGTCTGTTGTCCATTCTGCTACACCATAATCCATTTCAAAATGGACCCTAGCTGCAACTACAGGTGAAATATCAAGTGCGTACTCCACATGACTTGCTAATGGTGAAAAGGTCGATCTCGATGCCCCCGACCACACCGGGATATAGTGTGCGGTCGATTCCAGCCATTTCTTAGCAGATTCTTTAAGGCACTGGACCATATATCCGTGGAGTTTGGTTTTATATCCTTCCAAATCAAGTTTAGGCACCCTTGCAGTTAATATCGCTTTCATTCCAATGTTACCCCTGCAAGTGCCGCGTCCTGTTTCAATTCATCGTGTTCACAGGTTTGATTAAATGCCAGGATCATTGCTTGTTGTTCTGCACTACAATCATCCCAATTATCAGGGACGCCGGGAGGACGAATTCCGACCCTCAGACAAGCCTTCCATATTACATAGAGACCTGTTCTGTACTCGGGCCAGATTACTTTTGAAGTGGCACCTGCGTCCCAGCTAGAAAAAGCAACCGTGCCTTTTGTAATTTAGCCTCATCAAGGCAATTAGCCTCGGTGACTAGAGACAAAACTCGGCCACATTCCACATCACTCAGTCCGGCCTTCTTTAGATCAACTTCCCAATTGATCCACGTTCCGGGACTTTCAAGGTCTACCGTATCCCATTCAATATTACTTGGTTCCAAAGAGAACACGACATAATAAGCCGTCCGTCGTTTTAAGTATCCGGTCAAATCATTGACGTAATCCTTGTCAGTCACGTCAGCTACTTTACCATCCTTAGTCTGCATGATTGGTGGCACTGGTTCAGGACAAAGTTTCTTGAACTTTTCCATGTCCTTCAAACCAGTAGCTTGAAATACGAGTCGTCCAGTGTCACCACGGGGAATAACTAATGTAAAAACAGTTGGTAATGTTGCAGGATCAATTCCGCCAATTTTCACGATACACATCCTTTCAAATAAGAAAGTAAAGTCTTAATCGCCATCTCAGAATCCAAATTTAATTTCCCGAGTGACGTATTACAATTCATACAAATTAAACCACGAATAGTTCCGGTAATATGATTATGGTCTACCTGTAATTTTGTTTTCTTACCACAAATAGCACAACGATAATTTTGTTGTTTACATAAATCTTCATAAAGTTTTAAAGTTAATCCGACTTTATGCAAATTCTTATTTTTAATATAATCACGCCAGTCTTGGAGATTCTTAAAATCTTTCTTCTGCCGTTGATATAGTTCCCGTATTCGTCCATTCGCACATTTGATACACTCATACTGATAACCATCAGGTGATTGGGGACGGATGTAAAAGTTATTTATAGATTTACGCTTATTACACCTATTACAAACTTTTGTCTTTCGTTTTACTCTCGATAATTTTGGTCGTCCCACTATCTATTCCTTATTTTTAAAGATAACGGTGCCGAGCCGAAGTTGTATCGGCACCGTGTTCTAAAACTGATCTCTTAGGATCAGGGAGTCGTCATTATGACCGATTGATAATCGGTTCTAAAGCATTACATTTACCAGAGAAAGCAACTGTAGAAGCCTTGATGTCAAAATCCTTTTTTTCGCAACGGAAATCCGGGAAAATATACTCAGTTGTTCCGAGTACACCACAAGGCGGTTCATTGAGAACCACAATGTCCACACAATATGGTTCGCAAGGATCATCGGATGTAGAGACCCAAGCAGCCGCCCGGCCAGTCCCTTTCAGGGCTTCGACCGGAGTAATATCTTCGGCACCTGCCGATTTAATATTCTCGAAAGTTCCACCGAGAGAAACATCCATCGGAACATCGTCACCAGTGATAACACTGTCAAGTTGACCGCGATCCAATAGATACTTATAGGCATTAACTTCCGACCACTTCACATCGCCCTCACCCATCTTCATGGTGATTTCGTGGCCCGCGAATGTGAGTGCAGCAGTTGCACTGTAACTAGTCGTCGGGGCACCGAGAGCCGGTGTAAAAGTAATCAAGGTTGTCGGACCTATATTGTCATCCGGTGTATGAGCAGTCACGGTATGTACCGTAGCCACAAGTTCACCGGCAATCGTGAAACGCGCACCCACTGGAACCGCATCGTCACCGAAAGCAGTTTCAATCTCAACAGTACCGACTGTCAATGTAGTATCCGTTTCAACAGGTTGAACAGTCGCACCACCTTGGACTGTGTTCATCGGAGTGGCAGTACCACCGCCCAAACTAGTCACAACCGTAGTGATGACAACACTTGAATTCAATCCGGCCAAAGCACCGACGAATTCAATCGTGTAGGTGTGGTCATTCAGAGTGACCAAAACATTACCTTCACCGATACCATCAGTTGCTTCCAACTTTGACTGAACTACCGCAGCCGTAGCCAAATCGGTAATAGCAGCACTGGAAGCGGCGTCAACTACTATCGTCCATGTGCCAGTATGAACACCGGCCAGTACGATAGTCCACTTCTCATTTGTCTTTCCAGCACAAGCAGCGGTGCCAGCAAGACCATCCCTGATTTTCACAAGACAGTTCCGTAAATCAATTCGATTATTCAAGGTATTTCTCCTCAGTTAAACTTAATTAAGTTGTTTGTTTCACAATATAACCACAACCCGGTGGCCACTTTCCGGTTAGACCATACTTTCGGATTTGGTGCCGAAATACACCGTATGGTATATCAAGAAGACGTGCGGCCTCTTTGATACATGAATATTCTATATTATTTATTCGTATTGGTTTTGCCCGGTGATTTTTACCTTCAAGTTGTGCTTGGCCAGTTTTTCTTCTAGCCTCGACACTCTGTTTTCTACCTTTTCCAGCTAAACCTATTTTCTTTTTATGTTCATCACTAAGAACACGTCCCAGATTTTTCCCTTTACCAGATAGAGACATTTTTAAACGTGTTTCAAGACTGTGTTTATGCCCTAAACAACGCCTATGGCCCATTGCCTTATCCGATATTTTCTTTCTTGCCTCTATACTTACACTACAACCCGATATTCCCTCTCCACCCAAACTCGCATTATAGCCCCTACCCCCTGAAATATAGGTATTGAATAGCTTAATATATTTACGTTCTATTATTTTGATTTGAAATTCGGGACCACGATACCAAACAGTGAAACTAAAATTTTCTTTTCCGTATTTCTTAATAGCTTTTCCAATGATTTGACGGGAACCATTACAATGTTTCCACCATCGTTTCTCTGGGTTGGTAGTAACTCCAATATACAATTTATTGTTACACAAATTCGTAATGATATACAAATACCAAAGTTTAGTCATCAGTGAATACGCCTTCGTACTTAGCCTCTATTTCACTCGCCTTCACACGGTCGGTGGTATCAATTTCGCCATAATTATCGGACATAATGCTTTGTCCATTCGGAATACTCATACAACCAAGAAATAAATTCTCTTTATTTTCCTCGGTGTAATTTTCATCCATCTGATAAATTGGTATCGGACCTTTCATAGCTTCAACAAAAATTCCAGCATAATCAAGAATTTTATATGAATTCTTTGCCACACCATCAAACCTACTCATAAGTAGAACATTGACAGTCATGCGAATTTTGTATTCATTACTACCTTGTTGTTGAATATACGGGCCAGTTATTCTTACTTCCGCCGTATCCGATGCTGCCATCAACGCAGAAGTTCGTTCATCTAAATGTTCGATAAATATAGTTGTAGGAACTCCGGTTAATTCCTTAAAATATTTTGCAATACTCGCAAATATCCATCGGTTCCACTGATCCATTATTCCACCTCATCGACTGCCGCAGCATCGTCAATTTGTAAATGACTTTCAACTTGGATATTTAAAAGTACCTCGGGAGGTTCACCAATATCCCTGACTGTAATGTAAAAACAGGTATCAAACTCAGGTGCATCTGTTTTCACAATTTGGTATTTCTTACCTTTATAAACAATCCAATCATCCGTACTGAGATCAGTTAGTCCAATTGTGTCTTTGCGATCAATTAGAATTTCACGTTGGCCAATATCGCTGCTTCCACCAGCTTGCCATTTTCGATTTTCCATCGTAAATCGAGGAAGTTTCTTCCTGGAATAACCCTCTGGAAAAATCACAGCCCTTGCAACCGGATAAAGTGTCTCCGTTATATTCTTAACTCCGGTTCTTACATCCGTTGTGGAAGAAATCAACTTATGGATGACGATTGCCGCGCCATATTGACGTTTCATGTTATACAAAGTTATCGGAGATACTCGATCCAATTGAGTCGCCATTATTTTGCTTCCAAAGTATCGTGAATTTGTTCCGATAAATCTTGGTCTGTCTGACGTTGAGTTTCTTGTGCGAATCTACAAGCGAAGACGCACCGATTTACTACGATCTCTACTCTTTCCATAAGAGTATTATTCTGTACGATAATCGTCGTACATTTTTCCAATAATGGGAGAATTATGTCCTTCTGATCTTGTTCCAATGCTTCGACACGATCTTGTAGGCGATTCTCGCGTTTCCAATCTTTCCATAGAAAGAATATCAATGCAACAGTGACCAATCCAAAAACTGGTCCCCATTGATTAAAAAGGCCCCATAAGTCTGATATACCCATTGCTTTTACTCCTAGAAAGAATCCACCCGACTGGCACGATTGTACCAGTCGGAATGGATTTATTTAGCAATGCTTATCCGAGCAGAACGGCACCACGGGCGGTGTCTAGCATCTTGACCCCACACAGGAGATCAATCGCCACAACGCGACCCTGGTTGATTACGTCTTGCATTGACACGCGGACGCCGAGACCATAAGCATCCCGAACCGCAGTCAACATGCCAGCACCCGCTTGGGGAGCCAGAGGACGCGAAACCAACGCGAGACAATTCGGACCCAAGGCCACATTGATGGAACCATACGGTCCAGGATATGCAGCAGTCGTATCCGCAGTAATCGCACTGTCCAGAGGACGGTCAAGCAACACCGTAGCAGTCGTAGTCGCAGCGGCGAGAACGGCAATCACAGTGTAAGTCGCACGGAGCGTAACACCATCACTGGCGGTAGCCAACGCGAGCAACTGACCAACTTGTGGCGGCTTGCCAGAAGTCATGGTCTTGAGTTCGATACCTTCGTTCCAACCAGCGTCACGCGAAGTCGCAACGACGCACTTTTTGTACTGTGTAAGAACAGCACTTGCGAGCAACGGATACTTAACCGGTTCGCTCAAAGTCAGTGTCGTAGTGGACACATTGGTTGCATAAATCGGCTGGCCATTTCCAACCACGTCGATGAACTCACCCTTGGCGATGACACCCGAACTGACAGTCGTAAGGGTAGCAGCTTCGGCAGCCACAGCGGCAGCGGAAATTGCATCCAAAGTGATGTCGGCACCGGTCAACACGGAATTCGTGTTCTGAGCCATGTAAGTATCAAAGTTCAAAACGTGACCGATAGACGCAGTAGCCAGTGTTTGACCACCATCACCACGTTCCATCGCTTTCACGAACTTGTCGCACTTCAACATCGTGGACTTGAGACTAGTTGACATGACCAAAGCGCGGCCGTCTTGCGGTGCTTTGTTGTCATTCATAATCTTGTCCAATTCGACCACGGCATCATACGCAGTAGACGAAGTAAGGCCATTGAGAACACCGGCGCGCTTGGCATTGGTAGCCAACAGTTTCGCAGCCGCGTGACCAAGAATAACACGATCAACGCCACGGGCAATAGCCTTAACGGCGGATTGCAAGTAGATATTGACCAAATCCTTGTAGGACTTGCTCATATCACTGGGGTCGATGATGAAAGTTTCATTGAACCACTGATTCAACGGAACTTGAACGTCTGTAGACGTTGCATCTTGGATCAAGGAAGCGGCAGTCGTAGTCTTCGACCGGCGTGTAACCTGGAATTCACCGGGTTTCTGGGTATGAACCACGTCACCGAAATTGGCAATCGTGTTACTGAAATCACGGTAAACCAAGTTCAGAGAAACGATATTCTCGAACAGGATTTCCAGAGTTTCGGCAGCCCATTCCTCGGGAATAAAAGCATCAACATCATTGGCATAACAAGCCAATAGGTTTTCGTACAAATAGTTCATTAGAACTCTCCAAATAAAGATTGATTTCTTTAGTAATTACGATCCTCAGTCATCCTGAGTTATTTGCGTTTTGCACGCTCGGCACGGAATTGTTCCTGAGTAAACTTGGTCTTAGGATCAAAACTTCCAGCACCACCCGGATTGGCCCCGGTAGCCGAATTTCCACCAACCCCGCCAGTCGCAGCCGTCTTAAAGAGATTCCCATACAATGTGGGGCACGTTTTCATCTTTTTTACGGCTTCTGCGGGTGAACATTGGACGACACTTAGCACTCCCTTGTCATCCACGACTTTTAAATCGACCATAATTTGAAACTGGCCAGTCCCCTCGCCAGCAGTATCTTTTACTTCAACCATCTTTGTCTTAGGTTGAAGAATCTCGACTAATTGTGTTGCATTATATGCTTCATTGTTCACAGAAGCATCCAGCAATTCACGATTTATTTGTGCATCACGGTAGCGACCTTCCCACTCCTGAGCGCGTTTTTCGGCAACCGTAACTTTTCCATCCAACTCTACTTTAAGTTGAACTTGTTCTCGGCGTAAAGTTTCTTCTTTACTACGATAATCTTTCAACTGTGTCTGGACCGCTTCCTTGTCGGCTTTAAGTTGGTCTCGCTCTTGTTCAGTGAGGGTCTTACTGTTAATAGCTTCGGTAATCTTGGCTTCTTTTTCCTCTAGGAGAGCCTTGACCTTGGCCTTTTGAGTTGTTTCGTTCTTACGTCTGTCGTCGGCTAAAAATTTATTTACCTGTTCTTGGGTAAATGTAGCCTTAGCAGCGGCAGCAGTCGCAGCAGCAGCAGCTTCTTGTTCTTCGGTAGCAGCGGCAGCGGCAGCAGCGGCTTCATCTTCATTTTCATAACATGCTAATACATCAAATAGATAATCAGTCATCACAACACCTTTTACCTGAGAGAAAACTTACTATCATTACTTTACTCAGTCATACAGTAATGTAGCCCAACAAAGTTGGTAGAATATTAACTCGCTCTATTAACTTGAAAATTACTCACATCACGTAAAAATGGTCGCAATAAACACCATGCAGAAAAACTTGGCACACCATTGACTATGTGTTCAAATGGTAACCCATCGCGTGTATACTGTGTTTTTAATGCCGCATAACCTTGACTTGTCATCGCCAATGCTTCCAACTCTGTCTCTGGATCGCGCCCATCAAGTAATGAACGTGCAATCTCGTAGCACGCCCGCTCAATCTGGGGTGGGACAGCCGTGTCTTCATCCCGTGGAAATTCCAAACTCTGTGCGGCATTTGCCGCTCGGAGTCCCGCATCATCAGTGCTAGTTGACACGAATACCGTGTGCTTGTCGCCTTTAAAATTCAAAGCGTCAATGATTTTAGTGGCAGCATTAAGTGCTTTAAGTTGATCGGCAGCGATAGCCGCAGACCAAACTGTCTCATGCAGTCTGTAACTAAAGTATTCAGTCGCTTCCTCTACCGAACCATAATGCCAGTTGCTCATTCGTCACCTTATGCTGATAGCCAATTGTAACCACAAGTATCAGAGGCGTTTACTGAAATCACAGAAGTCACAACTGCATCAGGGTCGCCTTTATACGTCTCAGCCACACCGACCGTGGCCAAGTTGCCCTTGTGAGTCTCAACTACTCCGACCGCTAAAGCATTTCCTTTATGAGTTTCCACACTATTGATTGTCAGAGTGTAACCCTTATAAGTTTCGACCACGGCGGCTGTCGTTGAATGGCCTTTGTGCGTCTCAACCACTGTGACTATTGTAGCATTAGTTCCAGTCCCAGTGATCGCAGAAACATCGGTATCAGCTAATGTTCCAGTGAATGTGACCACGTAAGGACCATCGCCAGTTACCGAAACTTGTCCGGCACCGATACCGGTGATTCCTTCCAAAGCGGTTTGAAGATCAGCACCAGATACATTGTATGCAATAGATGCCGAATCATGTCCGCCCCAATGGAGGACCATCGTATCGCCACCAACTCCGAGTGTAACTGTAATAGTTTGAACTTCATTGGAATGTGCCGCCACCGTAATAGCAGACACATCCGTTCCTGCTAATGTCCCGCCAAATGTAAACACGTATGAACTGCCAGGAGTTCCAGTCACGGCCACGTCGCCGGTCGCAATGCCAAGTCCAACAATCGCAGCCTTGACATTCACCAATGTTTCATTATAAGGCAACGCACTAGTCGAAGTCCCACCCCATGTCAAAACCATTGTGTTGTTCGCATAACCACCAGTTACCGTCAATGTCTGAACCTCATTGCGAGTTCCAACACCAGTAATCGTGGGCATATCTGTCCTGGCTTTATCACTCACGAATGTACAAGTATATGGACCATCACCAGTCACATTGACATTACCCGCGCCAATACTGGTCAACGCTCGCAAGGCAGTTTGAATATTAGCGCCAGTTTCGTTATAAGGTAATGCACTTGTTGAATTTGCACCACATGTCAAAACCATCGTAGCACCGGCTACACCACCGGAAACTGTTATGGTTTGTACCTCATTCTTGCCACCGACACCAGTGATCGCAGCCATATCTTCAAGAGCATGGGCACCTTGGAATGTACATGTATAAGTCGGTGACGCACCTGTCACAACAACATTTCCACTCCCAATACTTGCAAGTCCCTCCAACGCAGTTTGCAAGGCACCGATTGAAAGATTGTAAGCCAACGCAGATGTCGGATTACTGTCATGAGTCAAAATCATCGTGTCCCCGGCCAATGCACCAGTAATCGTCACGGTTTGGACTTCATTCTTTCCGGCCACACCACTGATTGCCGATACATCAGTATCCGCGAGAGTTCCAGTAAATTGAACGGCATACGGGCCAGGACTTGTTCCAGTCACGGATACTTGTCCAACACCAATTCCACTAATTCCTTCCAATGCTGTTTGAAGAACAGTAGAAGTAGGATTATAAACGATGGAAGCAGAAGAATTTCCACCCCATGATAAAATCATTGTGTCCAACGCAGCAGCGCCCGTGATCGTAATTGTCTGGGTCTCATTGACTGCTTCACCGGTCAACAGAAGGGCATCATGTTTCGCAAGTGTACCAACGAGTGTCACAGTGTAAGGTCCACCAGCATTTCCACTAACCGTTACATTTCCCGCACCTAAGACTGTTTCCAACGCAGCCTGTACCGTTTCGTGGGTAGCTGTTTCAGCCAACGGAATTGTCGTACCAAGTGCCCCGTAAGTCAGTGTCCAAAAAGATGCTGCGTTCAAGTTTGCAACTGTAACCACTTGGATGCTGTTTCCCGTTGTAACTCCCATGATCCAGACTTTAGCAGGACTGTCAACCGGAATTACAACTTCCTCACCAGCCGGTATTTGGTAGCCGTTAGTGGCAGAGACTCCGGCGTTCGGCCCTACGAATAAAGTTCCAGTATTCGCGGTATCTGCCCTTACCGTGATCCCGTTGAGTGCATCCCGAGCGTAACCCGATGCTACAATTTGTTTGCTAACGGCGGCGACGTTCGAGTGGCCTGTACTGAATTCGTTAAGCGCAGTTTTATAAATATCCATGTCACATTACCCTCGCGTATTTAGCACCCTTGCTGAGATTGTCCTTAGCCCACAAGGGCTGTAAATTTCGGTAATTAAACGCCACTCTTTGTTGATCTGGATCAGTCAGATCAAAACTAGCACACGGTCTGATGTGGTCAACATGCCACTCGCCATAATTCTCCCAACTCATTCCAGATTGGAATTGTTTCTCAAGATATTCTTTTAATTGTTCTATTGAACAACCGATCAATTCCATCGTATGTGCAGATTTGTGTACACCCCTCAAAACATGATTCAAACGTCTCCGCAAATTCCGAATAAGTTTAGTATGTGGTTTATTCCTATATTGTCGTTGTTTTTCGAGATTATTTTTCCACCACTTCCTATCAACTTCTCTGCATCTAGCCCGATTATTTTCTTTCCATTGCTTTATATAATCACGGGCAACCGATTTATGTCCTACATACCAGTTTTTTAGACTCAGTTTCATACAAGATTTACAATAATCAGCTAAACCACTTTTGCGACTCTTATTTTTATGAAACTCCGTTTCCTCTTTTTCAATTTTGCATTTACTACAAGTTTTCATACTCCGCTGGGATTGGCACCCTCTCCACGAACTGGTTTCTGTGTGGTGTCCTTGAGTGTTGTATCGTTAGCAACTTGCCGTTCTTGTGAACCGGCTTGTTGATTAGAACTTAAATCTTTCACTCCTCTCGCACCTGGATCACTGCCTCTGATGCCCTGTGCTGCCGCAATTGTCGCAACTCTCTCGGCGTGTTCGGCCTTGGCTTTTTTCGCCACATCGGGACCAAATCCTAAAGCCGCTGCCGCTGTTTCCGTATCCACCACTCCCTGTGCTTGTGCGGGCAAAATTGTCAATGGATCAGATGTAGTATATTCAGCAGCGTCAATCTCAGCGTTTATCTTCGCAATCTTTTCTACTGAAACTTTCCCACCAAGTAAAGTTTGAACTATTAGTTTACCAATTTCACATTTTGCTGTATGACTTGGAGTATCCGCTACCAATTTCGATAGATCGCCACTTTCCTTGATCCGATCGTCATCGTCCTTCAAACTATACGTTGTGGGATAAGTTATTAGTGGGATAGCTCGTTTGTTTGCATCTTTTTCCTCATAAATTGCCCAATATTCGGAAATTTTTCGCTCGGCATTTTCTAAAACTGTACCAATGTAGGATAAACCAGCGGACATACCTTGGTTATCTACATTTTTACTCTCGGCACTGGCCCTTGTGGCAAGAGTCATTACGGCCAAACTCACCAACTTACGGATGTCTGCTTCGAGTTTTGCCTGTAAATCCATCGACGCCTTCAAAGGATCAGGACTTGGATTGATAAACTGTGGCCGTTCGGCCTTCATGTCATAGGCGATGCCGTGCGAAACACCGGGGCGAACTTCATTATCCGACGCCCCCTGTCCACCTGTCGTCCCAGTATTATCTATAGTTCCCGTACCTTTTAGATGTGAACCTTGTTGTCGTGCATCTTTCTGTTGTGTGAGGAATGGAAAATTAGCCCGTAAAGCGTAGTTAATATCGTGACTGCATAAATTCAACATTGCAATCTGATGATTACATGTATCTTTGATTAACGAATTACCAATATCCAATAATACAAATGGAATTCGCGTTAATCCAAGTTTCAGTGGCGGTTTGTCTTCCACCGTTCCTTCATTGTCATAAAATTGAACCATCACGTAACCATCGTCACCGATCCACAAACGTCGATACCGTTGCGTCATCGCAGTTGGCAACATCGTGGACGAATCATATTCCATCGTAGTGTCCCGCAGCAATACGGCTTGGTACTCCGAAGGTTCGGCTGGGTCAGAACAAGTAAAAGATAAAATGTCCTCTACAGCATATTGATATAAATATGGCGTCAATCCAAATGAATCTTTTATAGTCGGTCCCTGTAATGCAGGATTATCCACAAAAATTCCAACTGCACCCATCAACAATAAATCAGTGAGAACTTTAATCCCAATAAATGCACTCATTGTAGACCCACGGCGATCCACACCGCCATTCAATCCTTCAACTGCATTTTGATAACTCGGACTGCCATCACGCCGAACAATATCTTGCAATCTCGCAAACATCGCATTACGTATGTCAATTATCGCTTGTTTAGCATAGGCCGGACTCGGAGTTAAACTACTTCGGACATTGAATTGATCTTGATCTTCATGTTCGTCAATTTTTTGCAAATAATTAAAACGAAATTCGTCGCCACCACTAAAAGTTAGCCGCCATTTTCGCCAGTCACTCGAATTTGATGACCAATTAGGCTTCTGATAATCAAAAATTCTTATAGGACTAGTTTCGTTCATATTTAATAACTCGTTATCTTTGTATCCATAGGAAGCGGTGCTTGATGCAAAGCTATCTCACTGTATGCCAGTGCGTGGCCGAAATGGTCCGGTCCTACATTGATGTAGACCGATAATACCTCACCTGTCTTATCGTCTTTCTTCCACGACCGAACGAGATTGCAAACTTGTTTCTTAAATTCATCTAGTATATCTCGGGGCAACCATATTCTCGTTGGATCGGTTTTAAATCTTCCTTGTGATGTTGCCAGCCAAGCACTTCTATCTACGGTGAGCATCGGTGCCCCGGTGTCTTCATCCGTGATTACAACTTCTTTCGCAACCTTCCCACGTCTGTATCTTGTTGTCGCCGCGTAGCCATTAAAGTAACGGCAAAATTGTCTCGCCTCATTTATTTGTGGGTCAGCATCAACTACACAATAGGCCACTTGCCATTCGGACATGAGTTGATAAGCATAGTCCCAATCTTCTGCTCCAAATGTTCCAACCCACAAAACTTTACAAATTGCTGCATTGCTTAAATCGTGACCAATCCTTTTGTCGAAGAACCACTCGCAAATTACTGCATGGCAAATCGTTTGCCCTTGGTCAATTCCCATCGTGATTAAACGGCCACCTTTGGATGGGCGAGTTGCGTCCATCGAATGATCTCGAATGGAATTCGCCACCCATTCATCTGTAACTCTCGCACCCGCACCCACGAACGGTAAACCTAATTTACTGTTGTGAAATTCTTTCGCTGAGAATTCATCACCGAATCCTCTAAAATAAGCGACAACCAAATCTCCCGGTGTCACGGTAAAACTATATAACTGACTTATTTGAAAACCACGTACATCAGGATTAGAATTCGGTGCCGTCTTTTCCCAGTGCCCCTCAGATAAAAACTCAGGTTTTTGTCGCTGTTCTAATCTTCCGCCACATTCCTTACATTTTAAAAATGATTCTTTGCATCGCGGATCAGTAGTATGTTCACCACAAATCTCAACACAATCGGGCCAAAGTAATTCAGTTGTTCTTCCACAACACGGACATTCAAAAAAGAAGTGTTCCTGTGTCGAATCATTGTAAAGTTTATGTATCCCGTGTTCGGGTACTGACGGTGTACTTATACCAAAAACATGTTTCTGTAAATTTCCGGTCAGTCGTTCAAGAGCCAGACCAATCTGTTCTTGATCCATTTCATCCAATTCATCCAAAATCAACTCGGATGCCGGAATGTTCTTCAAATTGCTTCTGCCCTTTGCACCGCCGATATGCAAACTATTTGTCGCCGTTTGTTTTAAGTTGATCGAGTTAATATCCGTGAACATCCTTCGGATATATTCACTCAAACCTAACGCCACAGTAAATCTCGATTTACTGAAACGGCCAGCGTTCAACATCGTCGGTAGGACATATAACACGTCACGTTGTTTTTGATCTAGTGTGTACAACGCTCTATTGATCGCAACTTCTGTGACACCTAATTGGGCACCCTTCATTACATAATTATAAGGTGCCCACGAATCGTGTAACTCTTTTACCCAAGGATGGTGTTCCCAAGAGTACGCGCCAGGAAAATCACCTCCCATTAGGCGGCACTTATTGGCCCATCTTGAACACGATGTATACGTACCAACCAACATTCCATTGTGCAAGGTCTTCAAAAATTCATCAGTTATTTTGTGTCCCATTGATGATATTATCCAACCTTGTACGCAACGCCCTGATTGATGCTATATTCATCCCAGGTAAATCCAGTTGTATATAAGTCTCGATCAAGCCGATACTAAGAGCAGATGCACTTAATATGTTGTCCCAAATTTTCATTGCTTCACTTTCGCTTGATATAGTAACCTCCACAACTGTAGGAGGTGGCGATGTGATTTTTTTAGGACAATTTCTACACGGTTGTTTATTTCTTGGTGCCATGTTTAGCGTGGGCCGGGCGAGGTTCTAACTCGCAATTCATCACCTTTTAGTCGGCGTGCCTCTCCCTTGGGCTACCGGCCCGTATTTATGCAAGCAATACAGCGGCTTTGACAGCCAGCGGAACAGCAACTTCTGCTATCTTCTTCGCGGCAATCAATTTGGTCTCAAGTTCGGCGCGACCTTCGGGTGACGACAAACGGATACTAAGTACACGTTCAAATGTACCGTTCAATTCTTTCAGAAGAACTTCATTCGTCTCCCGAGATAGAACCGCAGTATCATAAATCTTGTCGATCAGTCCGCCAATGCTGGCATGAACCTTCGCTTTGTCGGCGTCGATCTTGGCCTTCAAAGATGGCAATTTGATTCCAGGAACCTTGTCCTTGAGCAACATCACAACTTTGAACAGAACAACTAAAGCTAGTACAGCGATTACAATGTTAGTAATCATACCTTTTTTCTCCAAGGGAGTAATACAAGTAACGCAAGAATTCCTACGAGTATAGTTTTTGATTCAACTTCTGATACACCATTTAACCATGCTGGCCATAATGGAACTTGGACCTTTGGTGCCCCGCCATCATCTAGCGGCTGTGCATCAGGATCATTGATCGGAACCAAAGGTTTTTTGGGATCGGGTTTTGGATTCGGTTTCGGGTCGGGTTTACGATCACGATATGGACGCCGTTCTACACCATTCACATCTGTAGCGATTGCATTATAAAGTGCATTGCCGCTCATGGGAAGTGCATTACCGGCTTTCTCGAACACAACTAGACCATCAGCATCTTGAACTCGAACCATAGGCAATGCTATAGGCTTGCCGTCTGTGTTTTTTTCGTATCGCTCTTTGTAAATTGGGGTATTCGGAGTGACAGGGATAAAGTGAACTTGGTCCTTCAAAGTCTTCAACTGGCCTTCGTTGAACCAACCCAATATCTCTTGGTATTCCTTACCTTCTCCCACGACCGAGATATACCATTTGTTCTGATCTTGAGGAAGTTTTATAATCCGTTCCGATACCATAACTCCATTTGTATATCCTTCGGTCCGAATATCCTGGCCACTACAGTATCCAAACGCCAAACAAAAAAGTAAAATTACAAGTAAACCAATAAGTATGTCACGAATTCTCATAAACAATTCCTTATACCGGATTTCTTTCATTGTGGTCTCGGAGCATTGGGTGTGTAGAGTGGCGTCAATGCCCAGGAATTACTAGCGCGCCATTCTGACAAGAACTTTTCCCTCGGCATCCACTGATATTTTTGGACCGCATTGTTGTCCATAATACAGGCTTCGGTGCCGGTCAATTCAACAAGACAAACGAAGTGTGCCCCGCCTTGGACTGTAACGCCGCATCCTCTCCTAGTGGCGATTGCCCATTCCAAGAACGCAACGTCATTTTCGCCAGCCGTATAAGCGTATCGAACGCCTTCTTTATCCAACTTCGCTTCCGTATCGGCTGGGTATTCGCCACCGCCATAAGTCTTCCGCCAATAGTCGGCCATATTATAACGGCCCTGCCAGCGGAAAAGACTAATTAGAGTAGCGTGGACGCAACTGCCTGAACCTTGTGTCCAGTTGGTCTGTCTTAGATCAACCGGTAAATTCATAGTAGGACGTTCTTTTTCGGGTTGAACATGTGTGGGTGTTGACGACGATGTTATAGGTGTCCCTACACACAGTCCAACCATAAGCAAAATCAGTAGGCCAATCTGTCTCATATCACATTTAACCTTGCGAACTCGCCAAAATGTTCTAGGGCGGCATCATTGTATGCTTTTGCTGCTTCTATTGGAGTATCAAAGTAACCTAGATAATTTCGCTTTCCATTGACCCCTATCTGTGCGCACCATTTGTCCGCCGTAGAATGTGGATAAACGCCTTTAAATCCAGAGGTATTATTTTGAGGTTTATCTGAATTAACATTATTCTCCGACCGACTTACAACACGCAAATTAGACAATTGATTATTCAAACCATTTCCATCTATATGGTCAATATCTTTACCTCTGTAATCAACTCCATAATGTGCCAATATTACACGGTGCATCAATTCAGTCTTGTGATTATATCTAGTCCACGGTAATTTATTGGCCATTGCATAGCCTGTTCGTCCGTGGGATGATTTTCGTTCAGAATACCACCACTCCCTTTGATTAAGAGAATCAAAAAGTTCTTCATCTACTAATGCAACTTTCCCCTGTGTGAGTGATATTTCTTTCATTTTATCCTGATATGGCCCGCAAGAATTCCCTGATATAATTCCCATCTGCACATGTGGTTCGGGTTGAAATGTCCCGCATTAGTTGTTTTAATTAACCCAATTTCACGATGCGCCGCAATGGCCAACTCACTACAGAAGATACTATGGAGATTTTCTTTATGTAATATACCTTCAATGAAACTGAATCCCACACCGCCCGCCCGGAAGGCACCGATCATATTGTAGGATATGCCGAGCATATCAAATAAGAAATTACTTAATTTCTTACTTTGTTCAGCATTGATAAGTTTGGTCAGCGGATAATGGAAGACCTTACCTTCATATTCCTTAATCGTTCTATCCAGATTGTGAGCCTGTACTCCTGCAATCTTTTTACCAGTGATCTCACAAGGCGCAGTATCAAGTGTAGTGCTTTCAAAAAGGAATAACTCGTTTTTATAATTGGCAAGTATGGCGACGTGACTCAAATCTACCCGAGGGATACCCCATGTTGCCACGTTTACTAAGTCGCTTGTAAAGCAAGCACCAGAAAAACCAATCACATCGCCTGGATTAAACATTTGGGTCTCGACTGGCCGCTGGTTGCCATATGACCCAGCGATAGAGGCCACTTTATTTCCGAGTGGCTTTAGTAATTGAAAGAATAATAGTTTAAACGCGACGGACTTTTGCAACAATTATTCGGATTTATCTGCCCCGTATCAGGGTCTTCTTCGAGGCATCGTTGCTTTGGTCTTAATCGTACCCATCCATTACAGATGGCCCTGTCAATTCAGGTCCGGTGTACCCATCACTTTATCCGCCGTCACCTCGCGGCAGTCGCTTAGCGTCCGCCGCCCTCATTGATAGTTATTATTTCGGGTGGTGCATAGACCGGAGGGTTTTGGCCAATTGAATTTGCTTTTTAGTCTGAGGACTAGCATTTGCCGGAGGATGATTGATATACTGGCTGACCGATTCCCCCGCTGCTTTGGCCTTGCGGGTTAATGCGCCCGGATGTTTAATTGCGCCTTGAATCCAATGCTTGGCCATGTTTGGTCCTCCATTTGGTGATTGCATATTTCTCAGGACAATATAGTGTATACTATAGAATACGTGAAAATAGCCCTTTTGCTTCAAAAATTCTCAGAATATATGGTATATTTATTACAATTGAATCAAGCCCTTGACATACCCCCTATTGGTATTGGTTCCGACCTATATGGGTGGTAAGGTATGGCCGGCACAGTCACAAGTCGTTTCTCAATAATGGGTTACGCCCTCGGGCTGGATTGACTGTCTAAAAGTGTGTAATTCCTTGCCTTATCTATTCCTTATAAAATATGTTATGTGTGCTACATAGCATATTTCCTGGTTAAACTATATGGCCAAGAATTACATTTATTTTGACGGCTTTGAAACCTGATTTTATAAATCCATGCTGGATAAGGAGTTATATCAAATAGTTATCCACCCACACGCAATGGGGGAATAATTCACTAAATTAGTAATGTATCTATATTGACAATTTCGAGAAATTTGACTTGACAACGAGAAAAAGTGTAGTATACTTTATATAGAAGGGAAAAACGTATGCAAAAATTAAGCAAAGAAGATATAAAAGCCTGTAAGGCGCCGATGAAGAAGGAACCAATTGTTCCGGTTCATAGGTGCCGGGCCTTGTACTATGTGGAACATAGCGACCATATTAAAGAACAATCTGCTAATTATTATGAGACTCACAAAGCAGAGGTTATAGAACGACAAAGAAAGTACCGTGAAGCCAACAAGGCCGCGATCAAACTGCGTAGGCAGCGGAAGGCCAGACAAAAGCAACTGGCCAAGCAGATGCAAAAGTACGAGAATGAACAAGACATTCTCAGAGTCAATCAAAGGAACAAACAATGAACACGACCATGCTCATTATCTATGCGATTGCCTGTTTAGTGGTTGGCGGCCTTAATGCGGACAACATCACCAAATGGTTGAACGCCAAGCCGACTTGTAAACAGAAGATGGCCTTCGAGTGCGCTCGTCGGCATGGGAGGGTTTGAAGATGGGAAAACACCGCCCACATCGCCAGCATGAACGAGTATGTGAAGTCTGTGGAAAATCTTTTATCTCTCGAACCTACAATGGCAGATTTTGCTCCGCATTATGCAGATTACACAATCGGAGAACTCTGCCCGTGGAACAAAATCTACTTATTAGTCAAAACCGCGGTTTCTGAACGATTTTCGTTAAAATTTTTGGCTAAAATTTGAATTTAGTCCATTTCAAATTGGAAAATCACGCCAGTCAAAAGAGCAGGGCGACTCGGCCATTCCATTATTTTGGTCATAATCGTTCAATCTGACCCCGCCCCTACAATCGGTTCCGCGGATAGGTATGAATAGCTTACTAGATCATATTCGATCTTATAAGTCATTACTCTATATGACTTTACGATTGCACCATTAGTAGTATGTCATACATTAGTGAATTAGTAGCATGTTTTGCCTACTATGTCTTACCAAAGGTAGTATAAATACATTAGACACTACCTATTGTATGTCAATCATCATATACCCACTATATATAGTATGTCAATACATTACTATCTCACTAATGTATACCCACGCTTTTACATTGCGCATACAATCATCAGGGCAACAATACTAACAGCGCGCTCAAAGGCGCAGTCTTTATGATGACAGTATAGATTGTAACTTGTTATATATCAATAGGTTACAGAGATACTTAATGTGTATTAAGTATGTAGTCATATTGACTACACCACCCATTGTAGTGTAATGAATGTAATACTTATGTAATACTTTGTACAAAATAGATTATACTTTTAGTTATGTATATACAATTAGATGTACTGTCCTAGATACGGCGGAATTATTCCGCGCAATAGTTTTACTTGTTTGTTTAATAGTTTTGTTTGTTTATCAATTATCATTATCAATTGCTCCCGGTCCAATTGACAAGGCGTGGGCGTGGGCGTGGGCGTGGGCGTGGGCGTGGGCGTGGGCGTGGGCGTGGGCGTGGGCGTGGGCGTGGGCGCGGCATCTTGAATCCATACTATCCCATTGTCATTGCGTATTTTGCTGAATGGTGGGTTTTCAAGATACTTGATTGCTTTCTTGAATCGTGCAATATCATCTTTGAACCAACCTAATACGACATTACACCGATTGCAAAGCAACCCGCGCACCTTGTTAGTAGTATGACAATGATCTAGTTCAAGGTGTCTGCGCTATAGTGGTTTGAATCCACATATTGCACATTTTCCATGTTGATGCTTTTCAAGTGCAAGATATTCGGCGCGCGTTATAGTTATACCATATTTCCGTTTTAAGCGGGATATTTTGTTTCTTTCTGGATGCGCCCTATAATATGCACTACCGCGCGCACAGGCAGCAGCGCGCTTTTCAGGCGTCATTCTAAAATAGGGCGTTGTCATACAATACCCTTTTCGCGTTTTGTACACTCAAGATCAAAGATTCAAGGATTTAATTTCGACTCGCAAACTTTGTAGACTCGCCAAAATAACGGAAAGAGTTTCCTTACGTTGTTTGTTGGCAAGCATAAGTCGGTCGATTACTGGCAATAGTATTGCTTGAATATCAGTCGGCAATAGTATGACAGTCCCATACAATTCTTGTAATGTAGAATCCATTATATTTTCCTAAAATCGGATGGTTCGACCGAACCTTGAATCACGGGGTTAGCTTTCCATGCTGCCATAGGTGTGCGATATCCTAATCGGCCATGAAGATTGTACATTCTGGAAAAATGTACAAATTGTTCATAATCATCATAGTTATCTTGTAAATTACACTGATAGCCTGTTAGGCCGGATTGGCAAATAGTTTTCATAGTTCAATACCTCCGTAGTAAATGGGCGGTATGTTCTACATCTTGCCGATGTATTTCCGCCTTTATCTCGGTTTCCTCTTGGGCAAGTTTCGCGTTGCGAATTAAAATAGCATTAACATCGTACTTGTTAATGTTAGGGCCGCTTTGTTGACTTTGGAACCATACACAAAAAGCCAGGAATAGAAAGGTTCCTATCCCCATAACGATAGCACAACCGCCTTTATCCTGATGTTGGTTTTCCATAAGGCACCTCTTTCTTTCTATTCAACTATACTCTGTACAA